TTCTTGTGCGGGTATAGGCAATGGTTCTTGTCTTTGTGATGCCATTATCTTCTACCGTCTGTTCTCATATCTAATCTCAGATCGCCAAGCCTCCAACCGTAACCAGCTCCAGTGCTTTCTAAACGAACAATAGAATGTCTTGCTCTAGTTCTTACAAAAGCTTGGGTACTGCTATTCGTAATAGTTGAGGTTGATAAAGTAGACGCATCTTCTAAAGGAAAGTTACTTCCTTTTAAAGTTATGTCTAGTGAGGCTTCTCCAGAAGATCCGCTAAAATTAAAGTCTGGAATAATTCTTTTGATGAAGGTGAAAACTTCGCCGTCACTAAGCTCAAGATCTCCCGACTCAATATATGCGGTCATTGCAGATCCATCATCATCATAGCCTGTTTCATGGTTATACAAGTAATTTGCATCTGTGGTGGTAATAACAGATGAGGCTAAAGGATTGTCTCTAGTAGCCGCGCCTATCCACGCTCCTCGAACTAATGTGCCAACAGACCAAAGGTTTTCTGCGTAGTTATAGGTGACATAGTTGGTAATTTCTGTATCGCCAGTTCCAATAGGATAAAACCAAGTAACCTCCGAATGTGCGTTATTCTCAGCAGCAAACACTTTATATGCCTGACTTAAATTTAGATTGCTAAATACATGATCTAATACGCTACATTGCAAAGGCTGAACTGCACCGTTGTAGGTGTAAAAGTTACCTTTGTCCATAAAGTAAACAACGCCTCTGGCATTTACCGCAGCGTTAGGCGATATCATGGATATGTCAGTACTTAACGTACTAAACTGAAATATAAATGGTGAACCAACAAACCTCATACTATGAAGGCTTGCGTCAGTAAAGATTAATATTTCCTGTCTTGACTGAACTGCTCCAACAATAGTTGATCCAGAGTTTATTCTTGATCCGCCAGCGGTATTAGTTGCAGTTGGAGTCCAATCGGCTGCGCTTTCTTGGTCAGACCACCTAACAAACAAAGGATCTATATTGCTTGAACCTATGGGGTTTGCGCCAAAACAAATAACGTGCTGGTCTACATCAGACACCATAACCTGTAATGCGGCAGTTGGAGTATTAGATGCTCCTGAAAGCGCACTTAATGCCACCGCTCTATTAGATGTGCCAGAAGATTCATCCCAATAATAAACTCCTCCAGCCCTGACATTAAATACTAAATCTTCTCCAAAGTTATCTTGGCTGTACAGTCTAAGCTGGCTAGATGCGCTTAACGAACTTACAGATCCAAACGTGCCTTCACCCCATGCTCCAGCACCCCAACCAGTACCTTCTACATAAGCGTTAAGACCTACGCCAATTTGATAAGCACCAACAGTGCTACTACCTCCGTTACCGCTATCGCTGGCATTTGCAGTAACAGTAGTTCCGCTTGTGTCTTTAGCTACAAATGTAAATGTGTTTGCGGTTGGAACAGAAGCAATCTGATATTCCTGATTAAGCACAGCGGCAGTAACATTACCGCCTAACGAGGCTGCATCAGAAAAAGTTACAAAGTCATTTACATTTGCACCATGAGCAGTATCTGTTGCTGTAATAGTAGAACTGCCATTTGTTGCTGCAAACGTCACATCTCCAGCGGATGTTGTAGATCTTATAGGAGTTACATCGTGGTAACTTGCGCCTTGATTAACATAAAATTTTAAATGAGTCCCGACACCTATATACCGTATAGACTCTAACGAAGCCCAATCATGTAGCGATCTACAAACACCAAGAAACGAACTAGATGAATATTTAGCCCAGCCTCCTATTTTTTCAGGCCGACCTTTTCTAAACCTAACCTTGTCTGAATCAAACCAACCAGCATCCGCTGTGTATTCAGTTCCCTCTTTGTTAACGCCGGGAGCAAACTTTATTTTAGTTAAGGGCATTTAATAAAGATCCGTTATACCGCCGCCATAAAATCCCATTTGCTGCCTCAAATTAGGTATGCTTGTTGGGCCTTGTGTAAATGCTTGACCAACCTCACCCATAAACGGAGCAGGTCTTGGCATAGGCCTTGGCATACTCATTGGCCCTTCGGTCATAAGCTGATCAAAGCTTGGACGAGATGAAAATCCTATTTGACCAACATTAGGTTGAGGCATAGGCATTTGTGGTTGACCTCTGCCTTTCCCCGGCCCTCCACGCATAAGACTGCCTCTACCTCTACGCATAAGACCGCCTCTTGGGCCTGTTCTTGCTTTCCCAGGCCCTCCGGGTCTTTGCATTGGAGGTCTAGGCATAGGCATTTGTGGGCCTCTCATTGGGCCTTGTATTGGAGGAGGTGTTGTGTTGCCGCCTTTGCTTGGGCCTCCCGGCATACGCCTAGGCATTTGCGGTATAGGAAATTGAGGCATTCGCGGCCCTTGCGGCCCTTGCGGCATTCGCGGTGTATAAATTGTTTCATCCATAGGCATTTGCGGCATGGGTTGTTGCGGCATAAACGGCGGCGGCCTATTCATTAGACCTCCAGCCATACCACCGCCATAAGGCGTAGGATTTCTCATTCCTCCAAAAGGATTATGGGTATAAACCGTCATTAAACCTGCCTCCAATCTAAATTCTGAAACATCAGTGACTCCGCCTGCCTTCTTCTTACTAAGCCTTCAAGAATTTCTCCACCAGCGCGAGTCCATCTATTCATCTCATCTGGAACACGATCAAACTGACCACCATTAAGCACTTTAAGCATAGTGCTTTCGCCAAGGTTGGTCGGGCCAAGATTGTATACCCACGCAACTAAAGCATCGAACTCATGCTGCTGGAGGTCAACCTTAACCATGTTGTTAATGTAACCTTCGTACTCATCCATTTCGTCAGCAAGCATTGACTCAGCGTCTTCTATCGAGCAAGTCTGACCTTCTTCAACGCCTTTAGTATGACCAAATCCTATCGTCCAAACACCAACGCTATCTTGATAAGCAGTAGTTTCGCAACCTTCAAACTTTTTTATAAGCTCTAAACCGTCCTCACTTATCTTCATATTAATTTAGACCTTCCACCTTCTTTAAAATCCATAGGCAAAAACCCAGCGCCTTCATAGCCCTCATCCTTTATCTCTTGCTTTCTTTCTTTTTCTTGTTTTCTTTCTTTTTTGCTAGAAATAAATCTTTTGTATTGAGGGCCAACGGCTGGAGCTTCAATATTTCCAAGAGAAATAAGATTGTTTACCTTTTGAAGTTGACCTCTAATATACGGATCATTAGTTAATAAATCGTCTAACGCTGAATCAAGTTCCTTAATACTAGGATCTTTACTATTTGCCGAGTAATAAGCATTTTCTGTTGTTTTATAACTTTGGCTTTTTTCTTCATCGCCAGCGGCAATTGCATTTTTTTGAGCTTCATACAAAGCAGCATCAGCAAGGCTTGCAACTGCTCTTTTAAAATCTGTTTTAGTCCTAGAGGCAAACACATCAAGAAGTCTATTGTTGGTTTCATAAAATGCATCCGAATCTTCAAAATGCCTATACTCATGTGCATACACTTGAGGATTTGCATTAATAGCACCAAGAGCTGAAACTCTATTACCAGGAATATCAATTTGTTTTCCGCCTGGAACATTCATTTTCAAAACTTCATCGCTTCCTCTTCTTGCCATTCCTTTGTAATCGTATCCTTTTTCTCTATGCTCCAAAGGAAGCGGAACAAGTGCTGCTTTACTAGGATCAATAGTTGATCCTTCAGGCATATAGGGGGCTATTTCAGATTGAAACTCAGTATCACCAAACTGCATTGCAGCCAAAAAGTCTTGTTGCTGCTGATCGGTCATTCCTTTTGTGGCTTTTGCTAAAGACTCCTGAACTCTAGGAGTTCTTTTTAACATATATTCTGTTAACGCTTCATTCATCTTTAGAAGGCTCCTCATCTAACTCTTTATAGTATTTTACAATACTAATAACTTGTCTTAGGTATCTTTTAACCTCTGCCATATTAATCGAAAGATTTTCATAACCCTTAGTTGTCAACGCATACCACACATTAGTAGGAGCATTTCCTTCATTCAAATCATCTAAATAGGCTTGCATAAGCTCTGGGTTTAAAACAGTCCACTCAACAGGCACAGACTCAATATTGTTTGGTAGCGGAGGGTGATACATTGGAGCTTTTTTTACTACCGTAACAACCTCTACAGGTTTAACTTCTGGAATATCCCTACCAGAGCCGAGTATTGAACAACCGCTAACCAGTAGCAGAACTGCTAACAGTAATAACTTCATCAAACTGATTCGGATTAGTAATTTCTTCAAGATCTTTCAACACCTCTTTTGTGCCAGTATTGATAATCTTTTCTATTAATTTTGGCTTTCTGACCGACAGCACATTCAAAGAATGCTTTGAGAACTTTTTTCTGAGATCAGTGACCTCGTTTTGAGCTTCCATATTTTGCTTTTGCAGTCTTTCGACTTGGGCAATCATAAGGTCTTGGTTCTTAATTGTTTCCTTTAAATT